GAGTTTGACTTACTTATTCAAAGAACAAAGCAACGAATTACTCTCGGAGAACGACTTGGAGAGTCTATTCGATTGCTCCAAGGGACATCCCAAAATCCTAAAAAAATTTCTAGGAGGGAACATCTCTCTAGAAACTTTAACAATCTACGAAATCATCTTCCATTTTTCAAAAAATTTCGATAAGAAATTAAATGATCCGGTGTGGGAATCCGTCAATTTAAAAATAAAAAAATATACTCCCTTTCTAAATATTAACGTGTTCAACCATAAAAAAATAATAAAGGAGATTCTTGGTAATGGCTCTTAAAAATGATGAAGTTCTTGCTCGTTTGCAGGAACAACTTGTTCAAACAAATGAAGAATTGACTATCTTATCTAATACCCGTTTAAAATTAATGGGTGCTATTGATGTCTTAATGCAAATTGAAAATAGTAAAGTTCAAGAAGAACAAAGTGAAGAACAAGAAGAAAACGTAGAAGAAGGGGAAGAGTAACATGAGTTTTTTTAACTCTGAAATTGTTCAGGAAGAATTAGAAATTATTAATGAATTACAAAGTGAAATATTTGAAGAATTATCATCTTTTCCGACTCTAACTACGCAACAAAAAAACGAACACATTGAAAAAATGACAACATTGTTGGAAAAACAACAACTGATGTACACAAGAGTGTCTCTTTCTGATGATCCACAAGCGATTAAAATGAAAGAAGAATTGCAAAAGTCACTTGTCTTGATGGGATTCCCGCCCAATACCAATGTCAATACATTTTTTGAAACCATGACTCAGACAATTAAAAATCTGAGATTGAAGATTGACTGACTGCAAAATTTTTGCTATAATATCCAAGTAAATCCAATCAATCCAAATTAATCCGAGGTAATCTAAATGTCTTTCGCAGACCTTAAAAAGCAATCCAAACTGGGTTCTTTGACTGCCAAACTGGTCAAAGAAGTCGAAAAAATGAATAATGCAGGTAGTTCAGGTGATGAACGCCTATGGAAACTAGAGTGTGATAAAGGCGGCAATGGTTATGCCGTCATTCGTTTCCTGCCTGCTCCTGAAGGTGAAGACCTTCCATTCGTAAAACTATACTCCCATGCCTTCCAAGGTCCTGGTGGATGGTATATTGAGAACTCTCTGACGACTCTGGGTCAGAAAGATCCTGTATCAGAGTACAATACTTCTCTGTGGAATAATGGCACAGATGCAGGTAAAGAAACCGCACGTAAGCAGAAGCGCAAACTGACTTATGTTGCAAACATCTATGTCGTCAAAGATCCTGCTAATCCTGATAATGAAGGTAGAGTCATGCTCTACAAATTCGGCAAGAAGATCTTTGACAAACTCACTGCTGCAATGCAACCTGAGTTTGAGGACGAGGAAGCAATCGATCCATTTGACTTCTGGCAGGGTGCCAACTTCAAGTTGAAGGCAAAGAACGTTGCCGGTTATCGTAATTATGACTCTTCTGAGTTTGCCCGTCAGGATGCTCTTCTAGACGACGATGACGCAATGGAAGGAATCTGGAAGAAAGAATATTCTCTTGCAGAATTCGTTGGTGCTGATCAATTCAAATCTTATGAAGACTTGAAGAAGCGTCTTGGATATGTTCTAGGCAACTCAGTTCGTCATTCCACAGATGAAGAACTTGAGAATGAAAGTGAAGGTCGCGGTCCTGTACCTTCTTCACTTCCAGAAAATCTTCAGGATGAACTTAACAGTCTAAAACCGACTGCCTCAGTTGAAGAAGATGATGATACACTATCTTACTTTGCTAAACTAGCAGAATAATTACAAGAGGTCTTCGGACCTCTTTTTTTATGGTGAGGTGACTCTAGTATTTTCTGTTCTTACTAGATTCTCATTCACATATTCAGATGATCTAGAGTAAATCATTTCTTGACGCATATCATTAAGGAATTGTTGCAGATATGATTCTTTTAGAAGAAAAATTGACCTCTTGGCATCATTCTTTCTAACTTCATATTCATAGTTAGAGATTCCATTGATTGGAGATATTGTTGCAGTATAAGAGTCAGGATCCGGAATTCTAAAAGTAGAATCAACAACCTTACCTTTGGGCAAAATTAATCTACCATTAGCATCTTTTACTTCTCTAGTTTCATAGTGATGCATATCATTTAATTGAGCACCATAAATCTCTAATGAATAATTATAAATCTGTCTATCTGAGAGTGGCCATTCATTTCTAACATTAATAATACCTGCAGTCATCAGAACAACCCAATCAAGTTCTGCATCACCATATAATTCTTCTGCCACAGTATCAGGTCTTGCACCTTCTACAATCTCATACTTATTGAAGAGAGTAAAGACACTTTGTAAGTCATCACGAAGTTTGCATCTCCTGAAGAGATTCTTGACTCTTAGATAGTTTGAAGATGAATTACTATCAGATAGAAATGACTGATAGTCTAATTCTGGTAGTTCTCTGAAGTATCCCATTTTAGTATCCTACTCCTCCGAATCCTGTGTTCTTTTGTATCATTGTATCTGGACCAGGTGGTCCGATGAAGTTTGGATCAGAATTCTGTTGCATATCACTATCATAATCAATATCATAAATTGGTGCGAGTTCTTTGAATGATAAATTCATTACCATCGAGACTGGTGTTCCATTATCATAAGTTGCATATACACCCTCACCCGTGTAATTTACCGAAACATCTGTCAAGAAGCATTGCTTAAATCTATGTAAGAACTTATGTTCTTCATTTCCTTGCCGATATCTCAATTCAAAAACATTAGGTGTTTTTAAGAATAATCCAGTATTTCCTGCTTTAGCAGCCATACCTCTCTTAAAAAATCTAATTATCTGTTTTATCTCTTCTCCTTCATCTGCACTTCTTGGGGTCATCTTAAATGCAAAACCAAAATTTCTCAGTGATGGTCCACTGAATAGCAATTCCATATTAGGATTGAAGACCTGCCCATTAGATCTTGCCAGTAAACCTTGTAATGTAACATTACCACCAAAGATACTAAGTGCTCGTCCGGTTAATGATTTGGTAACTATATCTATTGCTTGTTCCGCATCTATTGGCGCACCGGCAAATCCTGCCTTAAGATTTTTAAGTAAAGTTGCTTTTGCTGCACTAATTTCTCCGGCATTATTACCCATATTACTAAGAGCACTACTAATTAATGATCCACCATCAGTCATCAAACTTTCTAAAATACCAGATCCGGCACCCACCAGACTATTCATAGAATCATCTGCATAATTAACAGAATTCCTATCCTGAATACCTCCTGGTATTGGTAATAATATAGTTCCTAAGGGTTCTTTATTAGTATTTCTTCTAAATCCTTGGTCCGGGTTTCTAACATATATTGATCGATCTTTATCTTGATCTTTCTTCCCCACAGGAGCATAGGTCATCATA